TCGGCATGGTGCTCTGGCTCTGGCGTAATCCTGCAGCCGGATTCTGCTGGCAAGTTCTAGCTGCCTCACTACATCCTACTGCTACTTTCACAGTAACTCACTCTGGAAATGGTCTAAATGTAGATAAAGGGCAAGGAACTTTCGGAAGTTTCTACATCACATCCTCAGTAGGTTACTTTCAATATAGACTGGTAAAGAAGCTTTGTGGAAATAAAGCTTGGACATTTGATGCCGGGTGGTTGCTTGATCCATATGTAAAAGATCATACAGAACTCACAAAACATCCTAAAGCGTTGTTTCAATTTCAACCACAAATACGAACAGCAAAGAAAGAAATGTAATGACAGATATTAATAACAGACGAACGGAAGACCATCGTCTAACAGAGATTGAAATTAAACTTGATAAACTAACAGCAGACGTTGAAGACCTTGTAGCTGCATGGAAAGCTGCTGGATGGTTAGTTGGTGTTGTTAAATGGTTAGGTGGGCTGGCCATTGCTGGTACAGCTATTATAACCTTTATGAAAGGAAAATAAGATGGCAACGAGCGGCTCAACAGACTACTCACAAACTAGAGATGACATTATTAAACGTGCTTTACGTTTAATCGGTGCTCTTGCACAAGGAGAGAATCCTACAACTGATCAAGTCACTGAAGCCGCTGTTGCTCTCAATGGTCTTGTTAAAGCTTGGCAAGCAGATGGTATGCCTCTCTGGGCTATTAAAGAACGACAAATGGTGTTAGTAGCAGGTACTAATTCTTATACCATTAATACTCCAAAACCACTGAAGGTTCTACAAGCTTGGTATCGTAATACCACTTCTAACGTTGATGTTCCTATGCGAGTTATTACTAAGGATGAATATAATAGACTTGGCAATAAAACAACACTAGGTACTCCTGTTCAGATCTATTATGAGCCTCGTAGGGATGATGGTGTTCTACATGTATTCCCAACACCTTCTGCTACTGATGCGTCTGCTGTTAGTATTTATATTGTTTATCAAGCTCCTTTTGAAGACTTTGATGTTGCAACAGATACACCTGTCTTTCCACAGGAATGGTATGATGCTGTTACTTATGGTCTAGCTACTAGACTTGCGCCTGAGTATGGTCTACCTATTCCTGATCGTAAAACATTGTGGCAAGAAATGTCCATCATTAAACAGGACGCACTAAACTTTGGATTAGAAGAAGGTTCTCTATACTTCCAAGTTGATCGTAGGAGTTGGTAATGGCACAAGTACCCGGATTAGGTCTTGATCAATCACAATTAGCTGATGTAATCAACCAACAGTATAAAGGATATAGTCAGAAGCAGCGTAATCAAATGATGCAATCTGCTGCTACTACTCCAGATAATTGGGGTTCTATTACAGAACAAGCAAATAAAACTGCAACACAACCAACTGAGTTTTTAGGTGCTGGTCGTTTAAATAATATTCCAACAGTGTCTAAAGATGGGCAACAGTGGCAAAGAGTGGATTCAGATACACAACAAAATATTGCTCCTTGGATGTCTTCTAATCACACTGACCCATATCAAAATGAATTTGGTTCATATTATGATCAAGCTTCTTATAAGCAGTATCAGAATGCGGTAAAAGCTAGAGACTGGGTTAACACCTATATTAACCCAACAAGGCAGGTTCAAGATACACCTATACAATCTTGGCAACAATTAATGGATACTTATGGCCAGACTCCTTCGGGTGGTTGGTCTGATGCTAATACTAAAAAATACAACACCGTACCAAAATACCTTGATGGGCTTCAGCTTAACCCGGAGTATAGTCGAGAAAAGCCTATACTACAGCGTTGGCTAGACGACCCGTCATATCTACCCACATTTTCGCTATTAGGCTCCGGCAGCCCAGATGATATGCAGCGGGGTTTCAACCTGCTTCAGCGTATGTCTCCCCAGAATATTAACGAGTTCTGGGGTATGTCTCCAGAAGTGCAAAAAGGGATACTACAGAATCCTGGCATTTCATTGCAACAAATGAAAGCTACAGCTAACCCAGCTAACAACGATTGGTTATCTGTTGGTGCTGAGGGTGGTCTACGTGATATTAGTAATTGGCAATGGAACACGAAATCAGGTTTAACACCAGAAGCTGGAAGTTATTTACAGATTCATGATGATAACAATGGTTTGTTAGGATCATTTAATCAGTTTATGAATAAAGTTGATCCACTCAATGGTGCTATTGAAAGTGGTGTGGCTAATCTACTTGGATACGATAGCGGCCTTGATATGGTAAGACAAATTGGTGAACCAGTTGGTAACATTGCTGGTTATTTTACTGGTGGTGTTCCTTGGGGTTCTATTGTCATGGGTTTAGATAATATATCAACAGGGAACGATCAAGCACTTTTAGGTAATGTTGTTAACGGTGCTTTAAGTTATGCTGGTTCTTCTGGTGCTTTTGGTGATGGTACATCTGTTTTGGGTTCTGGTGTTGACTTAGGTTCTACTACCGCGAACACAGCAGCAGGTAACTTTTTAGTAAACTCTGGAGCTAACTATGCTCGCACCGGTGATCTGGAAAACTCACTCAAAGCCGCAGCTTTCAGCACAGCCTCAGGAGCCGCTGGAAATTGGTTGGGTAATGCGACACAAGGACAACTAGGAGAAATCGCGTCTAAGGCTCTTGGTGGAGCTGCTAGCGGTGGTTTGAGCAGCCTATTCGCTGGTAATAGTCCTGTTAATGGTTCCCTGTTTGGTGCAATGTCTGGTGGTCTGCATGGTTTCTTAAACTCTACTGATAGAAGTAACAACACTTACAGTAAACAACAAAACACCAAAAATAGACAAACAGCACAAGCCGCTACTAAATTAGCTAAACTCTTTACAAAGAAATAATATGGCACAACAAAAAAGATCAACACCGGGCGTACCTCAGGTAACACGATTACCTCTGATGGGTGCCTACTCAAATCGAGGTTCTGAAGCTAGTAAGGACCAGCGTTTTGTTAATATCTTTCCTGAAACAAGAAAGGTAGAGCAACTAGAAAACACCAAGATCTTTCTAAACAAACGTCCGGGGTTGTCTGTTTATAAGGACTTCGGTACTGGCGAAGGACGTGGTGCTATTTACTTTAATGACAAGTTCTATGTTGCTGTTGGTAATACTCTCTACGAGGATGGTGGTACTCCAACACCAAAGATTACCTTCACAGGATCAACTGGACATATTGGATTACTATTAGGTAACTCCAGTACTTTAGGTGATTATCTCTTTGTGACAGAAGGAACTGGTGCTTGGATCATAAATACTTCAGGTACTGTTACACAGATTCTAGATAGTTCTATTCATTCTATTACGCTCACTGCTGCTGGTTCTGGTTACACTAACGGTACGTATGCTCTAAGTTTTACTGGTGGTGGTGGTACAGGTGCTGCTGGTACTTACACAGTATCTGGTAATGTAGTAACTTCTATCTCACTAACAGCAGAGGGTTCTGGTTATACTTCCACACCTACTATTGGATTCCCCTCTGGTGGTGGTACTGGAGCAACGGCAGGGTGTTCAATTAATGCTATACCACTTCCACACATTCCTGTTCCTATCTTTATTGATGGTTATGTTGCACTAGCCAAAGGTAGTGATGTTTATACTTGTGACGTAGATAATCCTACTAAGTGGACAGCATCTAACTTCCTGTCTGCTGAGATGTTCCCTGATCCAATTGTGGCACTATCAAGACAGAACAACCAAGTAGTTGTATTTGGACAGACTTCTATTGAGTTCTTCTATGATGCTGCTAATGCTGCTGGTAGTCCATTAAGTCGTAACGACTCTACTACTATCCAGATGGGATGCGCTGCACCTTATGCTGTTATTGGTAATGAGAAGTATATCTTCTATATAGCGCAGTCTGATAGTGGTGGTAGAGCAGCTTGGTTGGTAGATGGTTTCCAACCTAAGAAGGTGTCTGACGAGTATATCGAACGTATCTTAGATGCAGAAGTTGATATGTCCGATTGCCGTGGTTTTGGTGTTCGCACGAAAGGTCACTTGTTTTATGTACTTAATTTAAAAACATCTGGAAGGACTTTGGTTTATGACACAGACGAAAAGTTATGGCATGAGTGGTCTTCTAACTCCGCTGGAAATCACACTGTTTTCCAATGTGATTTTATGGCAGACAACTCAACTGGTGCTGCATATCTACTTCACACCAGTAACGGAACTCTTTACAAACTAGATGTAAACTGTTATACTGATGGTACAGATCCAATTAATGTTGAGTTAATTACCAACAGATATGATATGGATACATACCACAGAAAGTTCATGCACTCATGTAAGATTGTTGGTGATAGGTACTCTACTGCTAATAGTATTAACCTACAATGGACTAACGATGATTACCAGAACTGGTCTAATGTAAAGAACATCAGTCTAACAGATGACTTTCCTGCCTTCCAAAGGCTTGGTGTTTTTAGACGTAGAGCATTTAAGATTACACATAATACTGATAACCCACTTCGTCTTGAGAGTCTTGAAGTAGAATACACAGAGGGGGATACATAATGGCTAATGGACTACCCCCACCGCCAGTTAATGATCAACCCGGTTCATTTGCTTGGCTAGAGTGGTATAGACAACTTAGAAACTATGTGTCAACCTCTGGTTCTGTTCCTTGGTATATCATCAACTTCTCTGGTTCTAATATCACAGATATCGCTACAAGAAACCACAACTCCTTACAAAGCATGCAAGGTGGTTCATCTGGACAACACTACCACTTAACCCAAGACCAACATGCTGCTGTGTCTAATAGACTGGAGGTCATAGATACAGCCGCAACTACTAACCTACCAACAACGCCAACTGTCTTTAAGTCAACAACCACAATAGAATCCTCTGGTATTACATATGATTCATCTACAGGAGAGATTGTATTTACCAATGGTGGTACATATATGTTCATGTTGTTTCTTAATGCACAGGCTACTGCTGCCAACAAGTATGTCTATTTCTATGGTGAATTGGATACAGGTTCTGGTTATGCAATTAGACAATATTCGGCTAGATCGAACTTACTAAAAACCACAGCAGATGAACAGGTTCTGTTCTCTTCTACGAACTACTTCCCTAAAGGAACTAAACTAAAGATCTATCTTTGGGGAGATGCTACAGTTCACATAGACACACATGACGTACCCGGCACTACTCCGGGAACAGTAACAATCCCAGCCGCTCGTATGTTGATTGCTGGTTCTTTATAAGGAATTTATATGGATGAAGAAAACGGTTGGGATTTTGGTCCCGGTAATATGAATGACTTTGGGCCTTCTGCTGGAGACTACACTGTACCAACAGAATCTAACTTCGACTCATACTACGATTTAGGTAGTGGTCCTAATCCTGATAGAACTGTTTACGATACCGCAGGAGATTTTGGTCCCGGTAACTCTGAACAGTGGACTAAGTTTGGTGATACATCTGTTTTTGGTGA